TGCCTATGTCATCTATTCAGCTGATTGTGACGGCGTTGACAGGATCATTGATTGGTGCTACTGTTATACTGACAAGAGCATAGAAAGCAGGGAATATGCGTATTCCAATAGTGTTATGTATGTCAAGGAATGGTTCAGGTTCAACGAGATAAGTTCATATATAAAGAAAAAAGGGAGGTAAGATTAAAATGGCAGAAAAAGTTACATGGTGGAAAAGTAAATCTGTATTGTGTGGTATTGTGATATTTATCTGTGGCGGTCTTAAGGCAGTCGGTGTAGATATTCCTGTTGAAGTTATCTTGGGTCTGCTTGGTCTTGAGGGCGGTTTCATCAGATTGGGCATGAAGTAGATATTGGCATTAGCAAGTATTGATAGATATTGGCGAGTAGCTAGTATAGGAAAACCCTTATTTTTCCTTTTTTTTATCACCCGCATACCACTCAGGTGTGGTTGGGCATAGAATGACAAGATTTATATATAAGTTATAATCAGATAATACTCTATAAAGTATTTATTTTGAAAAAAAGGATATAATAAAAAAAGAAGCAGTTAAGTGCTGTCAGGCATGAGACTATATTCTGATTAAGTTTATTTAAATCCTTCGGTTTTGAGTAGATACTTTCTCACTAAATTTCATCTATTCACAGTCATAACAAAAGAGTGTAAGACGAGCAGTATGTAAGAACCAGCGAGTAAGAGCAGAGATAACATTGGTTTAAGTGGCTATAGGACGTTGGGATGGATATAACTAGGAATCCAGTCTTTTTTTATTGATGTTGCAATAAAGTCCAAAAGGATCAAGACTTATTGGAGCATAGTAATCCTATGCATGTAAGAAAGGGGAAGTAAGAGCAGAGATAACATTGGTTTAAGTGGCTATAGGATCCCAAGATGGATATAGTAATGGATGAGATGCAGATGAAAATAATGATGGCTTTATGGCACATGCAATTTCCGAGAGGACGTGGTTTTTGGTGGCACACACTTTTGTCACACAAATTCCGCAAGGTTGAACATTAAAAATAAAAAAAAGTTATTTATGATTATTTGAAAGAGAATATATAAAATGTTCAATCTTTATATTAATCTATTGATTTTAGTTAGCGGTGACGCTAATAACAAATGCTTGATAAAGCTGATAAATCAATAAATGCTTAAAAAAAGGGATTTTGGAAAAATCTGCAAAGAATTATAAAAAAGTGTGTGCCAAAAGTGTGTGCCAAAAAAAGGAGGCAAAAAATGGGTAAAAAAAGGATAAGATTTTCAATAGAAATTCCTGAAAAGGCAAAGCATATATTGATAAAATTAGGGTACATGGATAAAAGAGGCAAATGCAAAGCTGGCAAGTCAGTAGGAAAGTTATTGATTGATTTATTGTATAACCAATTTGATAATAAAGATATGGGGATTGCATACCTTCAGCATCTGATTAGAGTGGAAAACAAATGTGCAGATAAATGTTATGATAATTCAAATATGTATAATATGCAAATCGATGCAAAAAGAAAAGAATTGAGGAAATTAAAATGAAAAATAAAAAAACAGTATTGGATTCAATTAAGTTTGATAAGAAGTCAAAAGCAGTATTAATAGATTTGGGATATATGGATAAACAAGGATTGATTGAAAATAAAAAAGAAGAACTAATTTGTTTTTTATTTGAGTTAATTAAGGCACACAGTATTAAATTAAAAGTAAATCAAGAAGCAATGAGTAAATTTGAGGCAAACCCAAAATGAACCTTAACAGCAAAGAAACTGATGTGATTGAGATCATCAAATATAAAGAATTTGTTACAATAACAGATTTCAGGAGAGTATATAATAGTAAGATTGCTGCAAGAAACTGTTTTGAGAGGTTCGCCAAGGTTTTCAAGGTTGTTAATCTAAGCGCAGATGGAAGGTTCATGGTTGATCATGAAAGGATTAAAGAGTTGACTATTGGCAACACCACAGATACATCTAGTGTGACCTTGATTGAATTGAAGTCATACTTTGATATGAAGGAGAAACAACTTAGGTCAGAATTATCTACTCTTGAAGCTGATCCTGCTGTTATTATGGCAAAAATTGAGCTTATCAATGATTTTAGGGACAAGTTCCACTTATAATGTGATATATGATATATCATAATCGAAACATTTATATATATCCTATACATTAACTACTTTATACATGGAGGCAATCAAAATGAACATGACTCAAGGAATAGTAAACATATTATTATTGGTAATCTGTACCTGTATCTTCGGAATATATGGGTTCATAGGTTCAATCGTGTTAATTGCAATAGATGAATCTATCAGCAAAGATAAGAAATATAAGGCACAGATGAAAGAGATGCAGGCGATCAAGGCAGAGATAAAAAAGGCAGGTATAAAACAATGAAAGTAGTAGTGCAGACATTCCAAGGCTGGGTAGAGAAAGTCTTGATAGATGGTAAGGAGCATGATTTTGTTGAATATGAAAGAGGTACGAACTAAGATGGAAGAGATCAAGACTGTAAGATTGAAAGAGAGTACGCATCAAAGGTTAGGTAGAGCTGGCTATATGAACCAGACCTATGATGACGTTATAAATGAACTCTTGGATATTAAAGAGAAATATGAATTTATGAATCAAAAGGTAGAATGAATGGACCCACTGACAGTCTATGCAGACAATAAGCCACCCAGTGATACTTCTGACCTTATTGGATATAATTTCACCCAGGACATCTTTGGCGACAATAGCCAGTTCAAGGACTGGCGCAACAGAGATAATGGCTGGAAAGTTCTTCAAGGATTTAAGCATGTTGAAGGCAACCAATACCTAGTCTGGTTTGAAGACCAATGATGAACTTAACCAAAAAAGAACGTGAAGATATGCTTATGCCTGACGGCACTATATCTGAAGAGCACCACTTAACTAAATGGAGGAATGATAAACCATGGATAAGACAGAAATGTTTGAGATGAATATGAAAGGAGCACTTGCAGAATTGGCTGTGCTGAGAGAGACTAAATCTAAGAATGCTGAAATATATGAACAGAAGATGATCGAGTTCAATGCAGCTAACCAGGGATTGGTAAGCTCTATTGAAAAGACTAAGGAACAGACCGCATTAATGGAAGATATAGTCAGGTCTAACGCTTTAGATCATTATAGGCTAAACAAGAATAAGCATATCTGTATGGGTGTAGGTATCAGGGTCATGCAAGATGTTCTGTTTGATGATGACCTTGCTCTTGCTTGGAGTATGGAGCATAAGGTTGCATTGAGGCTTGATATACCTATGTTCAAGAAGATAGCTAAGGCACAGCCTATTGATTTTGTCACCATTGAAGATAGACCTATCGCAACCATCCCTTCCAATATAGGGGTTGATTAAAGATGTCAGAGATGGCTTATGATAGGAAAATGGTTGAAGACCTGCTCGACAAATGCCAAGACAAAGAAGGTATGCGAGAGGTACTTAATATAATAACAGAACTGCTAAGCATACCAACAGAAAATGCTACCAAGATATTTTGTAATTTTAAGAGAGCTGGCTTGGAGACCTTGATAAAACATGGAGATATATTGGATGCAGAAACAGCAAATAAGATAATTAATGGTGTAACTTCTTCATTTATCATGAGTATACTTGGCAACCTTATGAATGTCTTTGAAGTTTCTCCCAAGGAAATGCAGCGATGCCTTGACATGACCATCAAACAGACTGAGAACATCAATAAGCAGGAAAAGGACAACATTTAAATATAAGTTATATATCTAATATCTTATAATGGAGGCAGATTCATGGATATGAATAAATTATTGACAGAAGCTAAAAAAGAATTGATTAAGGATGGCAAAATCCTACCTAAAGTCATTGCTATAAGTAAGGATAAAGATATTATCATTATACCTATCCCTTTTAAGAGTGATGCAGAGAAGGATATTATGAGGGAGGCACTTAAACATACTATAACTCTTACAGGCTCTCAAGAGTATTATTGCATTCAGGAACTGTGGTTATCACAGCAAAGAGAAGGCAGGATCCAGACAAGGGCAAGAAGAGACATAGACTGGAAAGAAGCAATCGCCATAATGAAGTTCACTCCAACTAGCGCAGAGTCTGTTTTATCCATATTCACAAGAGAAGGTAAGAAGTTTGTTTTTGATGACCAGCCAATGTTTAAATTAGGTTCAATCAATTACTGGGACGTTTTCAACTATAATCCTAGTGAGATTAATGAAATGGTTAACAGCCATAATCAAGAGGTCATCAAAGTTCTGGCTAAAAAGTTAAGTGATAAGTTTAAGAAAGAATTTTTTAATTGTAAGACTAAAGAAGGAAGAAAAGAAGTTATATCTAAGATGATTAAGGAAGCAAAGAATATGAAGAAAGAGCAGGACAAGATGCAGCTTGAAGATACTGATGAGGTCGCAAAGTGAAACTTGACTGGAAGAAAGGAACTGAAGCACTAGGATTATGTATGTTTGTATGGTCTCAGGTCTGGTGGATATATCTGTTCACTCATTGGTCTTGGTTAATCTCTATAATTTCATTTGTCATGGGCGCATCTATGGTGTGGTCTTTGTTGATAGGATTAGGCATATTGAAGATAGATAGTAATTGGAGGCAGAAATAAATGACAGAACAAACAATAATACCTAAAGAGTATATGATTAAATTACAAGGAAAAGACTTTATAACTCATAGAGGACTTTTAGCTATTGCACACGACAAAGGTTTACATTCAATAGAAACCGAATTAATAACTGAACCAACCGCTGAAATTATTGTATTCAAAGCAACTGCAATAATGAGCACAGGGGTGCATGAAAAGAAGTTCACAGGATATGGGGACGCTTCAAAATCAAACGTAAATGCTATGGTTGCGCCTCACATGCTCAGGATGGCAGAAACTAGGGCAATTAACAGAGCTTTAAGATTGGCTACAAATGTGGGTATGTGTAGCACAGAAGAACTTGGAGGAAACGTACTTCCTGCAAAAGAAGCAGATAATCCTCAAACAGGACAGACAAGTTCAGGAGTGCCTACTGGAGAATCACATACTGAGCCAGAGAAGAAAGGCGACCTTCACATGGTTTGTATAGGATGTGGCAATAATCTAACTGAGAATGTTTATAAATTTGCTATGGAGAAGCACGGCATGAGCCTGTGTTACAAGTGCCAGAAGAAGAAAGAGAAAGGTGAGGACTATCTACCGAAAACTGAAGAAGAGGTAATTGAATGAGCTTTAAGCTATGGATTGCTGAGATCATGAAGGAAGGTATGTGCTGCGACATCTGTAAGCATAAGTTCAATGTCAAAGATAAGTGCTGGCTTGATGCCAGGAAAGGTCTGACTTTATGCAACGCTTGCAATGATAAGAGGGAGAAAGAAAGTGGATGAAGTAAACAATATAGATGAAGCTAGGGATTGGTTTCTAAGCCATTCTTTGGGAGAAGTTAAATGTATTAAAGGTAATGAAGAAGAAGTTTGTGAAACCTATCTTGATGCAAAAGAATTTTATAAAGAGATAAAAGAAAATGAGAATATTTAATAAGTTTGGAAAAGTTGGTACATGCCCAATATGTGGAACTAATGAAGATAAGGACTGTATCTTGATACCTATTGTAGGAACAGAAGAAGGTAATATCGCTGAGTGTGAATTATTCCATATTGCGTGCCTAGAATTGTGGTATAATAAAGAGAATTGCCTGATATATCAAAAGGTGGAATCCAAAAAGGATAGAGTTTATCCTTTGGTGGTGGATGAAGAATGAAAGAAGAAGATATGGAATATATAGAAGCTGTTGAAAGTATTGATAACGAAGAAATAAAGAACATAATTATTGCTTATGTTCAAACTAAAAATGATAAACTATTTGATGAAGATTGGTACAGGAAACAGATCCAAGGACTGTACCTTATCCTTGAAAGCAATGAAAAAGAGGATCCTAGTATTTCAAGGGCTTATGTGAAAGAGAAGCTCCAGATGATACTTAGTAGGGGTATAGGCTTTCACCCAGGCATTGCTAAGCGCATAGGTCTGTACCCACCAGATATGGATACTAGCGAAATGGAAGGGGTTGACGAAGATTGATAACAGTAGAGGGTATATTAATTGTATGGCTGCTGGTGATAGCCTGCCTTGTCTTGTTTGTCTGGGCTTGCAGCGTAAGGAGAAGTAATTAACTCATGCTCACCCTTTGGCAGCGTAAGATATGTTTGGATTTGCCTCCAACTATTTCTTTATGCTGTCAGAGGATTATTATAACTTAGGGGGGGTAACGAATGAGAGAAGCAAAGATTAATGAGATAATGAATAATGTAGAACAAGCATGGATTCAAGAATATGGCAAAGAAAATATAGATTATTCAAAATTAGAACTTGTGAGAGGGGGACTAAAATCCTGCCCTCATGAAGATGGACTTATGCCTTGCACATTACTTGGAGGAAAGACTCACTTAGTCCCTATCGAATATATCATCTTAAATGGTCTTGAGGGTAAGGATATAGACCTGTTCCCATTACAGGGAGAGGCAGAATCAAAATGACTGAGGAAGAAAGCGTTAAAGAATTTGGAGAACTATTCCCTAGTTTGATAGCACAATCTAGAGATAAGAATGTGTTTGGAGGTTGGAAAGCCTATTATTATATCCATTTATTGGAAGAGGGGGGAATGGATGATAGCTCAGGAAATGCAAAAACTATTAGTGATGCAGATTATGTGAATATTGAATCTGTTAAAGAACATTGTACTGATAATCAGAGATTGAAAGAAGCTATAACTAAAATCAAAGATAGACTTAATGGTTCTGATGGATTAGATATGTTGGAAGAAGAAATGGGGCTAGACAACTAATGGCAGCAATAAAAGGATTCAAGGCAGGAGGAGCAGCACCAAGGCGGAAAGGGGACCGGTTCGAGTATAAAGTAAAGAAATACCTGGAGAAATGCGGATACTGGGTACGGAGAGCTGGAAGGTCATCATTCCCTGACCTGGTTGCAATAACTAAGTTATGCGATTCAAGCATAGTAGGATTCTTTATTGAGGTCAAGATGAACAAGTACATATCCAAGAAAGAGAGGGAAGAACTAATCAATCTTAACCAGAACTACGGTTTACAGCCATTGATAGCTTACAAAGACGGAACTGATATAAAGTTCTGTGACATTAGATATAAGGATATAGGGATATAATAAAAGAAGAGGGGGAATCATTATGAACCTGTGGGGTTATCAACAAAAACTCAAGGCTATCAAGACCTTGATATATGTAGAAGAATTAAAGCCAAATAGAGACCAGTGCGAAAGGCTGCTTATGCGATTAGACAATTCCAAGCAGAACTGCGCAAGCAAGATAAGGGAACTCAAGAGACTAAAATGCCAGAAGAAAATATGATCAGGTGCAAGACTTGCGGTGCATTGCTCAAAGGTGATTACAAGACTTGCCCTTACTGCGGCTGGATGATAGAACAGAACGAAGAGGAGAACCATGATGGCTGACAGATTTGAAAAGAAAGATAAAATTTACATTGAAAAAAAGGAATATAAGGATAGAATAGAACTTAGGATAAAGATTGAGGGATCATATCCACCAAGGTTAAATCGGAAAGGTATTTATCATAGATACTTATCTTATTGGGTTCATGGTCAACGAACAGATGCTTATATTAATTATTGTTTTATTGAAATGAAACGAATTACCGGGCTTGGTAATTTAATTCAGGGTAATTTTCAAACTAGATTAGCGAAAGCCACGAATAAATGTTCTAATTTGATTTGGGATTATAAACAATCACAAGAAGAACCTACAATAACAAAATTAGGTTGAGATTAAACGGAGATGAATAACATGGAAAAAAGAAATATAGAAGATTGTTTGTGGTACAAAGGAGCAATATGGGAACTTGAAGAGCACGGTTTTGAAGCAGCTGGTTACAAAGAGAAAGGATGCTATGATTGCGCCACCCCTTGCGGATGTTATGTTCATGCAGGCAAACCTAACTATCTGGCAAAGGTAAATGATTCCTTAGAGCAGTTTCGAGGGTACTTAAAAACACCTTTGAACGAGATACCTTAAAAAAATGAAGATAATTGAACTGTTCAGCGGAACTAAGAGCATAAGCAATGCTTTCAGTTCAAGGGGGCATGAGACATTTACAATAGACAATGATCCAGACCTTAAACCAGACCTATGTATGGATATGCTGAGTTTCAATATATCTATGCTGCCAAAAGAATGGCGAACACCTGACATCATCTGGGCTTCACCTCCTTGTCAGACATTCTCTGTATGCACAATATACAGAAATTTCAAGGATGGCAAGCCTTGCAACTCCAAAAGCTATATAGGGCTTGCCTTAGCAATGAAATGTATTGAGATCATTGAACAGCTCAAGCCTAAGTTCTGGTTCATTGAGAATCCTAGAGGTATGCTAAGGAAACAGCATTTCATGCCAAATGGACTTAGAAAGACACTCACTTACTGCCAGTATGGTGAGAATTACCAGAAACCTACAGACATCTGGACTAATGCACAGCATTGGATACCTAAGAAGGCGTGCAAAGCTGGAGACACCTGCCATGAATATCAGCCAAGAACCTATAAGCAGAAAGTAAACAGGGGCGTATTGAAACTAGGCATCCAAGGTCTTGCCAATGCAAAGGAAAGAGGCAAGATACCTCAGAAACTCTGTGATGAAATCGTTGATGCATGTGAAGGCAAGCTGAAGAATATCCAACAGAGCCTTTAAAAAATCCAAATATTTAAATATAAGTTATATTATTAATATCACAAAATGAAAGAATTAATCACAATAAGGCTGGATAAGGAATACATTGACTTCCTTAACAAGCGCAGAGTAAACAAGACCAGTTTCATGCGCCAAGCTATCCGAGCACATAATAATGGTGGTTGGGTATATATCCATAAAGGTAGGCAAAAGAAAGATGAAGAATAGAATTATCTATGATCCAATCAACGGAGAACGGAACCAGGTTGACATAATGCGAAGATTGAACAGGTCACACCTGACAGACTTTGAACTTGACGAGATATTCAATGACTGGAGTTAGCTGATTGTCGCTGGATCCCAATCGGTAAGCCTGCCAGTTGATACTGAGGGATTTCCACCCCACAGATGCATACAGGCTTACCATTTTCATTGTCGCAGGAATTTCAAACACAGGCAGACCTGACCTGTGATAGGGGGCTTTATACTCCTCCTTCATACAGGTCTGCCATTATTGTCGCCTATTGCAGTGGTGTCCTTGTAGCGACAAGGAGTGATTACCTATGTATTCAAGGACATCTTTATAGTCGCAGAGATTACCATACGCAGGAATGGGTTTGCATTAATCTTCCTCGGATGTATCATGACTTGGATGCCTGTCCCTGAGGATTCGTTGTGTTGTTCAGACATGAAGGAAGGCAGGCATCCATTATATTCCATAAAAACAATTAGTACCTGCATAAACACAATGAAAAAACCAATCAAACCAATACGGAAAATCAAGAAGAAAATTAAAAGGCAGCCCACAGTCAACCTAAAAAAAGCTAACTTCATAAGACATCTGATTAAAAATAATTTCCATCTTAGAAAAACCTGTACCCAGACAGATACCAGGAGATTAAATTATTATCAATGGGTTCGGGATGATCCAGAGTTTGCAAAGAAGATAGAAGAACTGAGAGAGATTGAAGTTGACCTGTTTGAGGATGCGTTCAGGGAATTGATCAAAGAAGGAAATCCTCAAGCTATCATGTTTGGACTCAAGACCAGGGGCAAGAACCGTGGCTATGTAGAAAAGCAAGAGATTGAGCATACAGGCATAGATAACATTAATATTTCCTTTGGCGAACCAGTCAATCCCGGGAATAAAGAAAAGGTTATTAAAGAAGAACCGCCTAAAGAGATTGAATAATGTTCAGGGTCTATCACCTCTGATAACCATGGCTGCCAGCTCTCCGAAAAGGTTATCTTCACCTTGTCATGTTGGCTGGCAGCCATTTTCATAATAAAAAGGGATGAACTAAAAACCATGCAAGATATTAAGTTAGTGAGCAAGAATGCCATGTTCAATGTTGGAGCTTCTGCACAAATGAAAGCTATTAGGGGTGAGGCTATCAAATGGATTAAAGCTGACATTAAAGTTGCTCAATCTCAAGAACCAGGAGTAGATTCCAAAATGTTAGCTCAATGTATGAGGTGGGCAAATAGGTTTAATATTACTAAAGATGATTTGAAAGTTAAAAAGAGATAAGATGGATGGTAATACCTTAAATCTCCATATAGTACCGACATTTAAGCAAAACCTATGCTGGCAGAAGTTAAGGGATAGGGTGACAAAGTTTTTACTCTTTGGTGGTGGTCGCGGAGGTGCGAAATCGTGGTTAGTTTGTGAATGGCTACTTTCTATGTCCCTAGCGTACCCTGGAATTAAATCATTCATTGGCAGGAATGAACTTAAACGATTGATGCTGACTACATACATAACATTCCAGAAAGTATGCAAATGGCATAATATTCCTATCAGTTGCTGGAACCTTAATGGTCAGCTTAATTATATTGAGTTCTGGAACGGTAGTAAGATAGACCTCCTGGATGTAGCATATCAACCAAGAGACTCATTATATGAACGATTTGGCAGTACAGAATACACGATCGGTGCACTTGAGGAAATCGGAGAAATAAAAGAGAAAGCGTTTGATGCACTCAAGGGTAGCATAGGCAGGCAACTTAATAAAGAGTATGGCATAATGTCAAAGATACTTCTTACTTGCAACCCAAAAAAGAACTGGGCTTATATTGATTTTTATAAACCATGGAAAGCTGGCACACTTTCTAAAAATAAGTGCTTTATTCAATCATTGTATAAGGATAATCCTTTCACAGCGGAGGAATATGGCGAAAACCTAGACAGCATCAAAGACCCAGTATTGAAGCAGAGATTGAAGTATGGCATTTGGGAATATGAGGAAGGTGACGATGTTCTGATGAAATTTGATAACATCATTGACATATTCTCTAACCCCTTAAGTGAAGATACTGAAACGGAGTTTTATTTGACTGTTGATCCTGCAAGGTTTGGCAAAGATAAAGCAGTCATGATGCTTTGGCAAGGTCTATATATCCGCAAAGTCTGGTGGTATCCAAAAAGTTCGATTGAATACATCAAACAAAAGATATTAAGCAAGAAAAAACAATTCTATGTATCTATGTCACATATTGTTATTGATGAGGCAGGCATGGGCGGTGGATTGATTGATGATCCTGACCTGTATGGTGTTAAAGGTTTTGTTGACGCTTCCAGCCCTGTTAAAGATATTACTGAAGATGCGCAAGAGACCAGGAAATATAATTATAAGAATCTTCGTGCACAGTGCTTCTTTGAATTGGCGAAATGCGTTAATCTGCATAAAATTGGCTGCTACCCTGAAGTTGACAAGGACGTAAGGACATGGATAACTGAAGACCTGGAAGTTGTCAAGCGTAAAGATGCCCTTAATAATGAAACCACCCTCCAAATCATACCTAAAGATGCTTCAAGTGCCAGTAATCAAACCAATATGAAAGACTTGCTTGGTCGCAGCCCAGACTTTGGAGATAACCTTAAAATGAGGATGATCTTTGAACTTGGCAAGTCCGCTGCTGACGTTTCGATTGCATGGTAACATTTAAATATAAGTTATATTATTAATATCAATTATGGGAACTTCTCGTTATAAATTCAGGGTGTGGGACGGAAAGAATATGTATTATGAGTCAAATATACAAAACACCCCTTACTGTTTAATGTTAAAACTTGAAGGTAACTTAATAGATATGGCTTTTGATAGGGACGAGGTCAAAGATGATTTTAAAATAATGCAATTTACTGGGTTTAAAGATAAGAATGGCAAAGATATTTATGAATATGATATTGTTAAATTTGAAAATGGAAATAGAGAAGTGCGTTGGTATGAGGTTCATGGTGGGTGGTATATGTTTGCTTGGGGTTTTACAACAGAATTAGCTATGTTTGTATGTCATATTGAAGTAATAGGCAATATACATCAACACCAAGGACTGTTAAAATGATAAATGAGACCTGCCTGAAACACCAAGAAATAGTCCTGAGGAAGGCTAAACATCATGGCAAGTATTGTCCGGTCTGTGTCAGGCGTAATATGGATAGCGTTAACAAGCCAATGAAGTTCAGGTCAAAGTTCCGGCGTAAGAATCACTGCAAATGGGCTGAGGACGGTTCTTTCAAGGGCAAGACTCACCCTAGCAAGAAAGCCAAGCGAAAGTGCAGGTAAACAGATGGCAAGGATAAATGAGAACGGATACATTGAACGCAGGCATCGCAACCAGACAAAGTTCATGCCCCGGAAAGATTGGTGGCTTGGCAAAGATTCCAATATTGAACTTCAAGTTAATATTCCTGAACGGTTGCATGGTAAGAGGTTCAGAATCAAGGTTGAGGAAATGAAATGATGGAACGAGAAATAATAATATCTATAATAATTATCCTAGTCCTATCACTAATATTGATAGGGATAGGGTTATGGCTTAAATTTCAATGGAATCTCTGCATAGAGGAAGGACATAGTTTTTGGTATTGCATTGGACATGTGGTGAAATAATGAGTTATGATCCAGAACAAGCTAAAGAAGAACATGAATCTAATGCTTACTCTTCAATGCAAGAAATCCCTGACCTACTAGAAACCTTAAATGAATCTATTGATAGGATTGACAAGAATATTAAAGAAATCGTTGAATTACTAAAGATGAAAGAAGAGATGGAAATATTCAAAACAAGCGAAGAATGGATGAAATTACCTATATATAAGCATATTAATATCCTAGATGCTGATGGGTGGGATAGGACAAATTTTGATTATAGTTTTAAAAAAGAAAAAATCAACAAAACAGAATTTGATAAAAGGTTAGCATTTTCAACAATCCATCACAAAAAATGAAAGAGTACAAACCAAAGAAAAGGAAGAAGTTATTTAAGTCCAGCAAGGAGGAAATATATAAAAAAAGTGGGTCAGCAAGAAATAGCAGAAATACTAAAAAAGCAGTACCCAAAATATCCTGACTATACTGAGGTCATGGAAATTACAGGTCTGCCACGCAATCAGGTCATGAAGAACCTAGTTAGGTTAAGTAAGCG